GGGAGGATGCTGCGCTGAATATTTTGGATGTAAAAGTATTCGCTCAACTCTACCCCTGCGTATGTTATCGTCCTCAATTCGCTCCCCCCATTCTATTTTTTCTAGCGTTTAAAATGTCGATTTCCTCTTGGTTGTACTTTGCGGTGGCCTTCGCGATTTCGCGTCCATCCACGGCAATACCTACGTTAATCGGACGACTAGATAATGCTTCGATTGCTTGTTTAAGTCCGGCGATATCAGGCGACTTCCCTCCGCTTTGGTTCGTAAGCCCTGCGTCAAGCATTCTGAATAAATTCGATTGTTGCGCTTCTGTGAGTACCATTTCGTTACGCAGTAAACGGACATCAACTTCGTTGTGGTTCGGTGCGTTTGCGAAAAACTGAGCCGCGTTACCACCAACATGTAACTTCCTTGGAAATGTTCCGCCGGTATGGCGATTGAAGTCGGGGTCTACTTTGCCCCGCATCCAAGTGCTGGTCGTATCGCCTCTAGTCTGAACTGTGACCGTTTTCGTGATACCCTTACCGAGCGCATCGTTCATGGCGGCTGCTCTACCGATAATCTCTTCGACTTTTGACTTAGCGCCTTGAAGATTATTGATTTGCGATTGGATTGCGCCAGCGGAGTTTTGATACTCCTGAGTATTGCGCATATTAATCGGCGTCTGATCTTTTAGCGTTTGTTTTTGCTTCTCAAGTTTCGAGATAGCCGAGTTGATTGCGCTGATTTCCGTACCACGTTTTGCGTTGATGCCGACTTGTCGCAATTCGATATCGACCATTTTGCGTTTAACCTCGTCGAGTTTACCGATTTGCGCCTGAACCTTCGCAATCTCTTCCTGCTTTTTAAGGACCGCAGTAGACGCCGTCGACACTTCGTCTTTCATGATTTGATGCTTTTGTTTCTCGATAGCAATACTGTTCATGAGTCGATTTACTTCGCTTGTATTGTGATTTGCTTTAGCCGTCGCTAACTCAGATTCAAGCCCCGCTATGACCTTACGCTGTTCTATTTCCTTCGTATTTAAACCATTCAATTCCGTTTTAAGTGTCTTCTGTTCTGTGAGCAACGTTTTTTCACGGATTAAATTCTTCTCCATACCCGCTTCTGCTTTCGCTTTTTGCGCCTCGAGTTCCAACCGAATCATTTCCATTTGCTGTTCGTTGTACTTTTTCGCTGCGCCTGTATTTTCAAGCAAAACGTTTCCTTGGTTGCTTAGTACCGTATTTGAATTCGGCACTACTTTCAAGATTTCGCCATTCAACCGCACCATCTCGGCAAGTTGCTCGTTTGAAAGACCGGATTTCTCGCGCAGTTTTTCCTGTTCATCTTTAAGCCTGGCGATTACGTTCGGATCAGCCGTCTTAGATATCTCGGAGTTTATATCGACAAATCGACCGAACTCATCGGTTGTCAGTTTAGATGCCGTTTTCAACTCGTTAAACTTATTGATGCTGACGTCTAATGAGTCCGCCTGTTCAAGCATGGCATTTGCGTTATCGAGCGATACTTTTTCCATTTCGTTCTGATGAACGACTACGCCCGCAATTACTCCGCCTAGAATAGATAAAGCCGTAATCGCCGCGCCGGCTGGCGTTAATGCAAACGCTCGAAGTGCTACGCTAAGTTTTGCGATTGAACTTCCGACAAGTAGTATCCCCGTTGTTGCGCCCGCCATCGCTAATCCGACCTTGATTGTTGAGCTGTCGACCTCTCCAAATTTACGAATAAGTTCCGTTGCGAATTTGGTAATATCGGTAAATGCCGGTAGAAATTCTTCGCCAACCGAAATCCCAACACTCTCAATCGTTGACTGAAACTCAGCAAATGCGCCTTTAAGCGTATCTAGTTTAACCTTCGCAACATCGACCGCTTTGACTTTCGACATGGCCGCCCACATATCCTCGACGCCCTTAGCGCCTTCTTTAAATAGAATGGTTCCGGCACGAACCGCATCAGAACCGAACATATCCTTCAATGCTTCTCCGCGTTCTTTAGGATTCAATTTTATTAACGCTTTACGAAGAACGTCTGAAATTTCAGCTAACGATTTAATTTTACCTTCAGCATCGTAAAATTTATTGGAGCCATCCGCCATGGCGATTCCTAATTCGTGCATAGTTTCCCTTGCGCGTTTACCGGACGGGACTAAGTTCATTAACATCGTTTTTAAAGACGTACCAGCGTCGCTGCCTTTTATTCCGTTTTGGGCAAATACCGCAAGTGCTGTCGTAGTGTCTTTAAAGCTTAAACCGACCCCTGACGCAACAGCAGAAACCGCTGATAAACCGAACTTTAATTCGCCGACGTCCGTTGCTGAAGCATTGGCCGCTCCGGCTAAGATGTCCGCAGCCGTAGCTACGTCTAATTGGTCAGCTTTAAAAGCATTAAGCGCAGTACTTGCGATTTCGGCCGCATCAGCCAATTGTAAGTTTCCCGCCACGGCGAGATTAAGCGCGCCTTCTAGTCCGCCATTTAGTATGTCTGTGACAGTTAAACCGGCTTTAATTAACTCCTCGATACCTCCCGCCGCTTCCGTTGCGCTAAATGCCGTTTTGAGGCCCATCTCTTTCGCAAGGTCGCCAAGCTGACTCATTTCGCTTGCAGTAGCGCCTGATACCGATTTTACGTCCGCCATCTTTTGCTCGAAATCAGCCGCCGTTTTCACTGCCGCACCAATGCCGACCGCGAGAGCCGTTCCCATTCCAAGCGCCGCGCTATGAATCAGTTTAATATCTTTACTAACTCTTCGCGCCGACTGACCGGTATTAGTCATCTGAGTACGAGCATCACGCATACTTCGGTTAAACTGATCACTCGAGAGGACGAGGCGTGCACGTATTTCTCCCACATCTGCCATTCAATTACCTCCTTTCTATCCTTTCGCAAACATCCGTAATTCCTCGAATTTATCGCGATTAAAACTTTGCTCTTCCTTAATTCCTACGTCCTTATTAAGTCGGCGAATAAACGCTTTATATTCCGCCTCTTCAAGACTACGATTATTCGTTGCAAGAATAAGGTGAACGTCGGTTAACCGTTCTAAGGCGCTTTGTTTACGCTTAGACTCAAGTACCGCCGGCAAATCGACCATATAGTAGCCGGTTTCCAGTTCGACTTGTGACACGCCTATCGCAACGGAAGCCTCGATTAAGAAGTCATCCATCGTTATCTTTTCGCCTTCCTCCGTTACGGTTGTTTCGGCAGAAGGCTTTTTACGTTTTTTACGACGTCATCTAATCGGTTCCGTTTTACCGTCCTGGCGATGTATTCGAATAATTCATCCACGCCAACGTTTTCCGCAATGTAGTCCGCTTCTACTCCGCTTAAAACTGCTACAATCTGTGCGACTTCCTCGAACGCTATGTCAAGCGCAGCAATAATCGTCGAGTAGAAATCATCAGCAGGCGCCGACAATACTTGCACAACTAAGCCCGGAATCTTATCGACTGTTTCGAATAATTGTCGCCATTTTGCGATTGTTAACTTTTCTATTTTTACGCGCTTCTCTCCGAGCATCATTTCATGTTCGCCAAGCGCCGTTATGTTCGATTTTCGTTTAAACACGGTGGAGCACCTCCGTTAAATTAAAAAGGCGAGCCGCCCGAAGGTGCCCGCCGTGGTTGTTACGCAGTTGTTTCGTCACCAAGGATAAATAGTTCGCCAGTAGTAATGTCCGGATAGCCGACGAAAGTGATATTCACAATTCGCTCATTATCCGCATCATACGTATACTCAGGATCAGCTAATGCGCCAGCCAACGGAATAGTAATCCAATCGTTTGCTGTAGCCGCCGCATCAGTCGGTTTGATAATAAGTTGTTTTGCGGTCGCAAGTAAATCGGCGCCCGCCTGTGATTTAACTACGAGTTTCTTCTTTTCATTCGGAGCAGTTCCGCTCTTCGTGAATGTTGAATTCGGAATAACTTTCGATAATTTCTCAAGATCATGCAATGCGAAAGGAACGGTTACTTCGCAAGTGCGTCCTTTCATAATCGACTTAACCGGAGTATCTCCGTATTGGTCGACGGTAATGTCTTGCTTGTTTGTTGTTGCAGTAAATTTAATTCCGCCCTTAGTGATGTCGAATGTAACTAAATCGACGCCTTCGCCGTACTCGACTTTCGCTGGGCCGATAGGTACGTTAATCCCTGCCATTTATTTTCCCTCCTCAAAATAAAAAAGCGCAGTCGCACCGTTAAGGCCGAACTACGCAATCAAAATTCATACTGTATATTGGTCGATCATTTTCATCGTTTCCGATGTAGATTGGCACGCTATTCATTGCGCGAATGATAACGATGGATTCATCTCCGACCGTAACCTCTCGCAAGTTCATCAGCGACTCATGTAACGTATACGCCCGTGACTCTACTTCCGCTATGTCGCTCGCACTTCCGCGAACAAGTACCTGAAAGGACGGCTGCTTTTTTCCCGTCCACTGACTCGGAGGAAATCCGCCTGTCAACTTAACGACGGCACATACGTCTGGCGCTTGCGTCGAAATTGGAAACGAGTTCGGGTAATAAACGCCAGGGACTCGCGTTTTAATGAACGATATTAATTCGAGTGCTTTCACGTCTAATCACCTACCACATCTTCAATTTCTTCGGCTATCCATCGCATGTACTTTTCCGCTTCACCTTTTAACGGTCGCTCGAGGTATTTGTTGCCGACCTCATATCCGTCCGTTCCTGGCGCTTGTGCCGACAATGGTCCGAGATTATAGTCGTCTTCATGTATCCATATTGCGTAGTTGAATCGCTGTCCGCTACTGTTATCCACGGCGCTAAACGATACTTCACCGACAATTTCTTGCGTACTTTGGCGCACAGTCGCGTGCCCTGAGCGTCTTAAGTCCGCTGAATCAATCGGAGCAATGTCGACCGCAATTCGCTTCAAGTCATCTACGGAGTCCTGCACGCCATTTCTAGCCGCTAGCTTAACTCGAGCAGTCGCCTCCGCCATGTTCGCCACAACGCCTGAAAAGTCGAACTCCAGTCCGTCACTCATACGATTACCTCCGTTAACATCGGCTTACCGCCAACACTGCGCTTTACGTTGATTTCCTTCGGAGTTTTCTCAAATGTTTGCCCGAGTTCGTTTGTAAAGACGATGGTGTCGGTTTCCCGAATGTCGGCGAGTTTGTCGAAGAGAATACGAGCTGTTGCCGTGACTATTTCGCTATTTGTGACGCCCACAGAACGGTATGATTGAAGCGACGTTCCTTCGTCAACTCTACATTTCAGCGTCAAAACTTCGCCAGGCGCCACGTTTCCCCACTCGTCTAAACCTCCGCCCCGCTTGATAATTACGGTCTGTTTCATTGGCAATAGCGCCATCCTACAACACCGTCCATTTCACGCGTTTACCGCCTTGACCGCCGAGTGAGACGCCGTTTTCCTTGCCGATTAAGTCGAGTGCCACCGTAGGAATTAACGACTCAAGCGAATCTTTTCCGCCGTCAAACATGTACGAAATGCCCGCGACTGAGAACTGCTTCACTCCGTTTTGCTTTTGTGCGTTGGTATCATTAAATGCCGTCGCTAAAACGGCCACATATTCATAAACCGCATTGTCCGGGATTGTGTACGTTGGATAAACTCGACTTAGCGTAGCATTAGCCACGTTTAATAGTCGTTGTTTTCTCGCGTCGTCGCTATCCGTCCAATCTTCAATTAGGATCACGTTTGCTTCGATATAAACATCCGCACCAAATACGCTTATTGCCAATTAAATCGCCTCCTATTTACCGGAGGACTTTTTCGCTGGCGCTTTAGGCTTCGGCGCTTCCTCCGCTTTTGGTACCGCATCTACGCGAACAACGTCCGCTAGTTTTTCAAGCACTTCGATT